GGAGTGGGTATGTCAGAGCAAAGCAACGACGCCAGGCATCTCGGCATCCTCCGTGTCAGTCATAAACTGCTCATTCAGGCATTGGGCCTGCCACCGGACACCGATATCGACGCGGTGCAGATCGCTATCGATATTCCTGGAGCGATCGAACTGAGAGTGGAGCAGAGCGAACTGCCACTCAGCGCGTCAGGCAGCGTGATTCCTCGTATAACAGCCGAACTGAAAAGGGAAGAGGTCGAGGGGCAGGCCTACGAGACGCGCTTCGTCCGGTGGGTGCTGTAGATGTTGACCGAAGACCTCTCCGTCTTCCTCGCCGACTTCGGCGAGGCCTTCACGCTGCAGGGCGGGGCGGCCGGCGGCGTGACGGCGATCTTCGACAATGCCTACCTGCAGGAGATCGGCGTTGCCGGCACGGATCCGGCGGCGCTGGTGAATGCCTCCGCGGTCGCCGCCGGTGACGTAGGCAAGACGTTCACCCGCGACGCCACCGGCGTCGTCTACACCATCCGCGACCGGCGGCCGCAGGATGACGGCGCGTTCGTGTTGCTGCAGATGGAGAAGCAGTGATCGAAGCCGAGAGAACGGCGCTGCAGAAAGCCGCTTATAGAAAATGGCGGAGTGCTCACCTAGAGCAGGAACGAGCACGAGTACGAAAATACAATGCCACGAACAAAGAGCGCAGAAAGGAGCGCGACAAGAAAAACGCCGCGCATCTGCACGCTCGGTGGCGTGAGTGGTATGACCGAAACAGACAGGAGCTTCTCGGAAAACAAAAGGTTGGTCTTGGCCGAGAGAAAAATCGGGAAGCATGCCATAAATATCGCGCGATGAACCCGGAGAAGCGTAGACACTCTCAGGAATCCTACAGAAAGCGATATCCCTGGAAGCACGCAGAAAAACAGCGTAGACGAACCGCTTCGATGATTCGCGCTACGCCGCCTTGGTCGAGCATCGCAGAGATGCAAGCTATTTATGAATCAGCCCGGAGGCGGCAGGAAGAGACTGGCATTCGAATGCACGTTGATCACATTGTGCCGCTGAAGGCGTCCAAGGTATGCGGCCTGCATGTGCCGTGGAACCTGCAGGTGTTGCCCGCGGTGGAGAACATCAGAAAAGGCAATAGGCAATAGTCCAATGGACCACGTCCGCGAACAAATCACCGTCGCTGCCCTCGCCGCGCTGACCGGCCTTACTACGACCGGGGCGCGGGTGTTCCGCGACCGCGACACGGAGGAGCGGCCGCTGCAGCCATCGGCAACGCCGACCGAGATACCCGGGCTACTGGTCGATGACGACGGCGACCCGGCGGAGATGGTCACGATCGACCTCTCGCAGATACTCGAGCGGACGATGCGGCTGCGCGTGACGGCGCACGTCAAGAAGCTCTCGGGCTCCGGCGCGGAGCTGAACCAGATACTGAAGGAAGTCGAAGTGGCGATGGCGGGCGCGGCGCTCGCCGGCGCCAAGTCCTCGCGCATCATCGAAGTCGGGCAGCGCGAAAAAGCCGAAGGCTCGGACCAGCCGACGCTGCGGCAGGCGTTCGTGTTCGAGCTCATCTACTACACGGCGGCAGGCGCGCCGGACATCGCACTCTAACCAGGAGATTCTCATGGCCAACGTATCACTCTGGACGAAGGTAGCCATCGCAATTCAATCGGCGCTCGGGGCCGCGAAGACCATCACCGCGATCACCAAGGCGAACCCCGGCGTGGCGACTTCCACCGCGCACGGGCTCGCGAACGGGGCGTTCGTGCTGCTGACGGTGTCGGGCATGAACCAGGTGGACAACCGCGTGTTCCGGGTCGCCAATCAGGCGGCGAACACCTTCGAGCTGGAGGGCGAGAACACGACGGGCTACGACACCTTCGTCTCCGGCACGGCGGAGGAGATCACCTTCGGCACATCGCTCGCAACCGCGACGACATTGAACGCGAGCGGCGGGGATTACGACTACGAGGACACGACCACCATTCACGACTCGGTGCGCAGCCAGATCCCGACGCTCGCCGCGCCGGCGAACTACAGCTTCGAGAATATCTGGGACGTCGCTGACGCCGGCCTGATCGCGTTGAAGAGCGCCTCCGACAACAAGGTCAAGCGCGCCGTCCGGATCACCTTCAGCAACGCGCAAAAGGTGCTGTTCAACGGCTACGTCGGGGCGACGCTCCTGCCGGTCGGGACCGCTCCCGGAAAGGTGACCACGCCGGTGACTATCACGATGAACGGCCGGCCGACGGTTTACGCAACCTAGTTGGCAGCCACTGGAGGTTAGATGGACTTCGCGAGCTTCAAGTCGCAACTCCACGCCGCGCGCAGCTTCGAGAAGGAGATCGCCGGGGCGTGCTTCAAGCTTCTGTTGCCGACCGAATACGCCTGCCGGGTCGCGATCGAAAGCAATCTCGACGGCAACGGCCAGGTGATCGGGGCGAAGTCCTCCCGGCAGATACTCGATGGCGCACTCATCGGATGGGAGGGAGTGAAGGCCTCGCACCTGCTGCCCGACGCGGGCGAGGAGTCGATCGCCTTTTCCGCGGCCGCCCGGGCGGAGCTCCTCGACTGCCGCCTGGACATCGCCGACCGGTTGATCGTGGAGATATCGGTGCGGCTGGAGGAGCGGCGCAACCGGATGGAGGCGGCAAGAAAAAACTGATCGAGCGCGTCGAGTGGGACTTGAACGGCGAAGCCGGCGGCGCGCTCATCGGACTCTCGAAGGATGAATGGTCCGCGCGGCGTCCCGCGTTGACGCCCGAGAACGAGCTCGTGCAGGATGCGTGGCTTTTTTGCGGAGGCTGGAACCCGTCTCTCATAGGCGGGGCCGCCGCGTTCTACGGCATCGAGGACATCGACTGGCTGACCTCACAGCTGATGGCCCTGCGCGATGCCGTGAGGGCGCACCAGGCGGTGCAGGCGGCTGCGAGGGCGGGCCGTGATTGAAGTCCGGGTGGACAGCAACATCAACCGCATCAAGCTGCAATTCGGAAGCCTCGTCCAGGGCATCGAGGAGAAGGCGATGGTGCGGGCGCTCAACCGCGCCGGCGACCAGTCCGTGACGGCGGCCTCGCGCGAGATCCGGCGGGTCTACAACATCAGTGCCGGGTTCGCCCGGAGCCAGATCAAGGTGCGCGACCGCGCGCGGCGAGGGAGGCTTTTTTTTACGATACGGATTTTCAGCAAGCGGATACCGCTCTCCGAGTTCAGGCCGAGGCAGACGAGCCGGGGCGTCACGATCTCAGTCAAGAAGGGCAGCCGCAAGCTGATCCCGCGTGCGTTCCTTGCAACGATGAAAAGCGGGCATGTTGGGGTCATGGTGCGCAAGCAAGCCGGCAAGGGCCGCCCGATATTCCGCTTCGGCAAGGGCAGCGGCAAGCCTGGCCGGGCCTGGGGCGAGCCGGACCTGCCGATCGCCGAACTGACCACGCTCTCTGTTCCGCGCATGTTTCTGGAACGGACCGTGCGCTCGGCCGTGAGCCGGGTCGCGGTGAACTCCTTCAACCGTAATTTCGAGCAGCAGCTGAAGTTCCTGACTGGAAAGGCAGCCTGATGGCCGAGCAGCAGAACGTCGATTTTGTCATCAGCGCGGTGGACCGCGCGACCCGCGTCCTGCAGGGGGTCGGCAAGAGCCTGGAGGGCATCGGCAAAAGCTACTCGTCGCTCCAGGGCCTGATAGCGGCCACCGGGGTCGCTCTCGGCTTTCAGAAAATCGTCGCGGCCACGGTAGATGCCGAACGGGCCTCGGCGCGGCTCAACGCGGCGCTTAAAGCGACCGGGTCTTCCGCCGGACTCACGCGCGGAGAGCTCGACGATCTGGCGGAATCGCTCAAGCGGTCGTCCCCGTTCGACGACGACGAGATACGCAGGGGCATCGCCTCATTGCTGCGATTCAGGGACGTGCAGGGCGATGTATTCCGCGAGGCGGCGCGGCTCGCCCCGGATCTCGCGGTTGCGCTCGACACCGATCTCATCGGCGCGTATACCCGCCTCGGGCGCGCGCTGGAGGACCCCGAGAAGGGCCTACGCGCGTTGCGCGAGGCCGGGCTCAACGTCACCGGGACGCAGGAACGCGTCAACAAGGTGATGAAGGAAACGGGGGACATCGCCGCGGCGCAGCGCATCATCCTCGAGGACCTGGCGAAATCGGTAGGCGGCGCCGCCGCCGGCGAGAATGTCGGGCTTTACGGATCGCTTCAGGCTGTCAGCAAGGCATGGAACGACTTTCTGAAGTCGGAACCCGGAGAGCAGGGGATCAGCCGCATGAGGCGCACGCTCGGTTTCCTGCAGTCCGGTCTCGAACAGATCACGAGCAAGATACCAGCCAAAGAGATTACGCCAGGAGAGCGGGCGGAAGCCCTGCGTGGCGCCGGTCAACAGGAATCCGCCCGCCTGATCACTGGGACACAGGCCTGGGTAGACAAAGAGATCGAGAAAATCGAGAAGGAGCGCGCGGAGCGGGAGAAACGGCTGCGCGAGGATGACCTCAAGGGCTGGGTCGCACACGCCGACGAGGTTTTCCGCCTGGCGGACGAGGAAAACAAGGCGATCGAGAAAATATGGGATGAGCACTGGAATCATGAAAAGGAGATGCGCGAGGAGGACACCAAGGGCAGATCCGCCTCCGTCGACGCGCAGACCGAGAAGGAAGACGCGATGAGCCGGCAGGTCGCTGAATTCATGGATGAGAGGCTCAAGAAAACTCAAAAAGCCGCGCAGGACCTCGGCTTCACCTTCGCCTCCGCGTTCGAGAACGCCATCGTGGAGGGCAAGAAGCTCCGCGACGTGCTGCAGGGGCTCGCCCAGGACAGTCTGCGGATCTTCGTGCGCAAGACCGTCACCGAGCCGATGGCCGCTGCGTTGGCGGGCGCTTTCGCCGGCGCATTCGGTGGTGCCACGGCGACG